ACTTGCATTTCTGCCGCTTGTGTGGCAACCCCTAAATTATCAAAAGGATTTGTAAATTCACCAGAAAGATCAGTTGCTAAACTAGCTAAACTTTTTGTTCCTTCATATGGATTAATTACTGCTTGGCGATTTGCTTCAATTTTAGCAATTGCTCTTGCGGCTGCTCGCGCCTTTCTTTCTGCTGCTCTTCTTCTTTTTTTGGCTTTGCTACTGCCAAATATGCCGCCTATAAGGCTAACAGCCGCACCGCCCGCTACTAAAAAACTCATACGCTATTTTTTTTATTATATTCTTCAAGTGTCATAGACACTATTTCTTTTTCTAATTTTTTTATATTATTTGTATTTGTAGGGTTTTTATGAACATTTACAAATATAGAATCTTCTATTGCATATATTAATCTTTGGCTGCCGGGATTTGAAACTGTATAACAAGGCGCAATGTGCTCAATTATTTCGCCGTTATTATTTATTATTACATGTCCTTTCATTAAAAACCAGGCATGCAAATGATTGTGAACAGCCCCAACAATAACGTGGCCTTGTTTTAAATCCATTTGCCTTATATATATTTGATCCGCAAATTGATGCTTTATAGGTACTTCAGGTGTATTACAAATACTTTTCCCATCACCAAAAGATTTTTCTAAATTACCATTAACTAATAATTCTTTAATTAATGCAATTTCTTTGTTTTGCTTTTTTAATTTCATTTAATTTAATATGATGATTGCACGTATTCTGTAGATACCGCAAATAATTCTCTATCTATTGTGTTTGCTGGGGTTGAAAATGTAACTGTAGCTACAAATCCTTTTAAACCGCTAATTTGATCGCCAAATACAATTTCACCCGGTTTTGCAGGCTGTGCGTTTAATATATTTGCAAAATACTTATTTTCTTTCTTAATAAAAATATTTGATGCAATAAAATCATTTTGTATTTGCGAAAGCGACCCGGCAAATTGATAAGGCCTAATACCTAACAATTTTTCTTGTGTATCACTATCAGTTGTTACTTGTGCTTCCCAAGCCGCAGTGCCTTCGTAATTTACAGTTTTGAAGTTTTTAGACATTGAAACATTTGGATTAAATATAAATTCAACCGTTGACGGCTGTCCATACCCATAAAATGTTCCTCTTGCGGTTGTTGCACTATAATGCTTCCAAACTTTTCCTTGCTTAAACGAATAAAAAGCGTTACCTAAGCTAGCTACAAAATCTGGTGCATATGTATAAAAGCTTGTCCAGCCCTTAACGCTTTCATCAAATGATAAAGTTTTATATGTTCCAGCTTCTTGTGCAGGTGTGTTGCTACTAAATTGTCCATTTGACAATATTGACAGCTCATACTTTTTAGTGTGTATATCGTAACCGCCCACAATAGCCCCATTGCCATTTAAACTAGCCAGTTCATCTCTAAAGAAATCCGTCATGCCATAACGCGATATTTCTTCAATACCATCTCTAGAAAGCCTTAAAACAGCATTTCGTTTTCTGTCAGCAAAATATTTTCTATAGCCATATACCGCAAAACTTTCGGGTTCAGTTGATATTCCAAATTCACCAGCATAAGGCACAATTTGCCCAACAACTAAATTACTTGATGTTACAGTTCCGCCACCTTCAGCGGAGTATATGGCATCTTTATCTATAAGTGCTCTACTAACTTTATCTTCTTGGAATATTATAAGATTGCTGTCTTCAGCATATAACTTTTGTATTGAGCCATACGCAGGGTCTACTGCTTTAGTAATATCTTTAGCAACTGAAAACTGGTTTGTTTCATTTATGCCGGTTCTTGAATTATATATACCGGAATAAATCATTGCATTTACCCGGGTTTCACCACCTTTAACATCGCCAACCGCATATGCTTTCACGCCAAAGTCAACAGTTGTATTATTATAACCGCCGCGTATTCGAGCTTCTTCAATATACCAATCTTTATCCGATGTACCAGCATACGCTTTAGGTATATTAGTAAAATCATTTATAGGGCCAAGTGTTATGCTTGTAACAGACGTTAATGTAGGTGGTGTTGGGCTTACAACAAAAACAGTATCGCTTGTTCTTTCAACTATGCTTCCAGTATATATACTATTAGTATCATACTCTATAGTTACTTTTTGCCCAACATTCATTTCATCTACTCCAAGTGCCGAGCTAATAGTTATAGAGGCCCCTGTTTGAGAACTAAAAGTAGGTGTTGAGTCAGCTACATCAGTAATAGTTTTTATCTTCTTTGTCCAGAAAGAGTTATAATATTTTAATTCTATTATAGCGGCCATACTATTTAATTACCTAATTTTATTATTTGTTACTTTATTTACCATGAATAATACCTGCGAGTTGGTGAAGATTGAGTAGATCTAGGCAAGGGGGGTTCCGTATTATTTAAATTATTAAATTGTAGCAGAACAACATTTTTAGTTGTTGACGATCTGTCTACATCACCATTACCTGTAATTTTAATGACTGATATAAGCTCCTGTTCCGCAACGTTGTAAGCTTTATATTTGTAATCGCCTGAAATATTAGGAACACTACTGGCGCTAGTTATAAGTTCAATTAAATAGAATTTATCCGTTCCTGGGTTGGGATTCCAAACTGTTGATAAATTACTATCTTCCCAAAATTTAGTGTTGTACTCTCCTAAAGGCTGATCTGAATATAATGTTACCACAGGCCCTGTTTTTGCAGTAGGAGTTGATGACCAACCATTTCCGCCATTAGTATATGCAGCGTATTGGTATATTTCTTGCGTTTGAGTTTGGCTTAAATAATGTAAATCTCTCAAATATACAGTTGCATCCCAAAAATAACCTCCAGAAGGCATAGTTTCAGTATTTCTAAATGTAACAACAAAAGCATATTCCCCTGCTATGTCTTGCGCATAAAATAAATTTTGTTTTAAATTTGGATTATTTATTGTATTATTCAACAGTCTCATTCTTCCGGGTGAACCAGCGGCATTATCATATTGAGAATTATCATTATTTAAATCTTTAGGTGGCTGAGTATTTAAATTATTGCTCCAAGCCCCACCACTGTTACTTCTATAATAAATATCCACTTCTAAATTACCTCCATACAAATTAGTAGTAGCCCCACCACTTACAGCGGCATTTTCAATGCTAAACTGGAAGGTGCCGTCGGTAAAAGCTTCACTGCCTAGTCTTTCCAAATAAGTTGTATCGGCTGTAACCGAAGGTAAATCACTTTCGCTAAGATTGTTTTCAGCAATGTAAAATGTCCAGGCTATATCGGTATTACCAGTTTCTATTCCGTCAAACAGTGATGTTTCGCTTGGAGTTAAATTAATTGGCGTAAATCCTTTTATTATAGAATATGTATTTGTTACTTCACCACCAACATCCTCAACTCCTCCGTCACCATTTGCGTCTCTTAATGTAACTGTAATTGTATATGTATTATATCCGGCTGCAACCCCATCGCCACTAGGTTTTAATTCGCCGGTAGTTGAATTTAAGGTAAATAAATTGGCATCCGCTCCTCCTAGTTCAAATGTTAACTCATCTTGTCTTAAAGTATTATTTGATGAACCGTTTTGAGCATTATTATTACTAAAAGTTTTAAAATTATGTATTACAAAATTTGTATCTGAATCATCATAAAAATAGTAATACTCATTAACACTTTGTACGTTAAAAGTAGGATTTGTATTAGTGAGTTGTAATGTTTGTGAAAGCTGTGCACTTCCCCATGATGATGGATCATTTTGATCCTCAATAGTAAAATTAAAAGTAAATACATCTCTTAATGGACTATCTTCAACAAACACTAATGGATTTGCAGCTAAATTTGGATTTAATTTAATGCGATATTGTCCGCTATCACTAGGATTTTGTTCTAATGTAAAAACTCCATTACCAGTCACATCAGTGCCTTCGCCGTTAATAACACTATCTAAAGTAATACCATAATTTGTTAATTCATTGTTGTCGCTATCTATTGGTTGAAAATTTTCACTTAAATTGTCGCCGGGTAAACTATTTTCATTTAAATTATCATCCCATCCCTCTAATGCAACAGGCCCCTCAAATCCTGTTAAAACTTCGGCATTTAAATCAGATATAAGCCCTGATTGGCTTGTTTCCCAATATATATCTAATGCAGAAACAACAGGTTCTGTTTCATATACCGCCAATGAAAATCTATCTGCAATTGAAGTAGTGCCAAATTCAGCTGCATCAATTCCAAATTCTTTATTTGTAGATATTCTAGCTACTATCGGGTTTGAATCATACTGGAAAACGCTTTCTGAATTAGCAAGTGTGTCGCCTAATATATCATCTGTATTACCAATAACTGTTGATGTGTCTGCTGTTCTAAGCGGAAAATATTGTTGGTTGCCAAATATAGGGCCAGCGGCGTATGTTGGCTGTACTCTACCAAATAATCTAACACTACTGCGATATTGTTTTTGATCGGGACCAACCTCCGCTAAATCGCGAGGTACTTTATTTATATTATCATTAATAAGTGTAATATAACTTACCGATGTTGCTGTGTCTGTTGTTTTAGCGGTAGGAAATTCATTTCCATTAATAGCACTTGGCAGGTATACATTGTAGTATTCTTGTTCTGTTTGTTTAACAACAATTTTATATGAATACCACCCATTAACATTTATTTCGTATGCATATTTTCTGTCTGGAGTGCTTGCTGTTGCTTCGGGATTATTAGCATATATGTCATTAACCCTTCCGGACGTTGTAACAGTATATACTCCTCCTGCTAAATTAACCCCGGTTACCTCCACATAATCAACAAATTCACCCCGCATATAATCGTTTTGCTGGGGAATATCATTATTTCCGCCGGCGGCTAAAACAAATGAATAGGTAGTGTCGGTTATACTAGCCGATGTGTTTAAGTCAATATCAAAACCATTCCCCCTATAGGAAGCATATAACCCTGTGTCACCACCGGTTATAGGGCTTAACAAATTTAAAACTAAAGAATTACCAAACCATTCTCTAAGATCAGTATAATAATTAGCATCGGGGGTTCCAGATCCTTCTGGGTCGTCTGATATATATGGCGCAAATATAGTAGAGCTTTTGTCTGTACTAGACGTAGACACAGGTGATAAAATCACATCAGATTGTCTACCATATTTATCTGACAATACAAATCCAATCTGATAATTTCTATTTTGTTTTACAGTATGATTAGGATATTCAACAAAATTTGTAGCCTCTTTAGTTGTGCTTTTTTCTTGAATATTTACAGTATAATTTATCGTAGATGGAGGATTTAAATTTGTTTTAAAATTACCATATATAACTCTATTGCTTACAACTTCTTGTGTATTGGCTAATACAGGTACTTTATCATATACCCTAACTGTTTGTGCTTCTGGTAATGTTTTAATAGGCTTTCTTGATTGATAATTATATACATAATAATTATCTGCTCCGGTTGGAGTAATTGTATCAATTACTTTTACTGGTATTTGATCAGATTCTTTATAAAGAATTTCAATTTCTTTAATTTTATAACTGCTTAAAACATTATTAGCTTTATCAGGCAATGGTATAATTAAATCAATATTGTTAATTCCATTTTCGAACCATTCTAATATTGTGCTATTAACAGCTAACTGCTCTTGTCCGTTTATAAAATATCCTTTTTGTTTTGGTATAAAAGCTATTTGTGTAAATGGCGAAAATATAGAATATTCGTTGTCATTAAATTTAAATCTATAGCCAAATCGCACAAACCTGCTTTCAAGATAACTAGGATCACCAGGCCATTGAGCATCACCAGAGTTGTCTGTCATTGTACTTGAAAGAAAATATACAACGTCACCTTGCGAAATTGTAGCGCTATCAGATAACGTAATAGTCGTAGTAGGCGATGTCGTACTAATACTTTCAACTGTAATAAAATCACTAGCGGCAATTACAGATGTAGATCCGCTTTTTGACAATACAATCATTCCCGGAACAATATTAGTGTTTTCCGCTATTTCAAAAGTTGTTCCAGGTGAAGTGGGGGAGTTTGTTATAGCTTCAATTTCCTGCTTTACAAGCGATATAGGTTGGTATGGATTATATTTAGCAACACTGATTTGGTGCTCTTCAGTATAATACCCTAGATCATGGGTTACGTTTATTTTTCTAGGCTGGTTTCTATTGTCTGTCCAAAATAATAAATCTTCTAAAAGATTTACATTTAGAATAGGAAAGTCTGTACTAAAATTTAAAAAAGCACCTTCTACTAATACTGTCCAATCTTCTGGGGTTTCTCCTGTAAAATTTAATTTATGGGACCTAATAGAATGCTCATTTGCATTATCTGTAAAAAATGCAAATATTCTATTACCAGTAGCATCCATTAAATACCCTATAATAAAAGAATTTGCTGGTCTTGTTAAATTATTAAGTATTTGATTCCCTCGGATATTTTGTAAAGTACCAACGCTGTCTTCTTCAGACTTACCAACAAGTACGTTCTGAGCAGTTCTATATTCCCCGTTTGGCAATAACCTGTCGTCCAGGTCTTGATTCATTTTTGCCTTAAGAAAAGTATTTTTAGCTTCTGGCATTAGTGTTTAATTATTTTAGATTTATTTCTAAATACCTGTGTAATTTCTTCTATCTTAATATTAGATATTCTAAGCTTAGCGTTTCTAAGTTTTGCACGCTTTTCTTTTTTAAACCGGTTAATTATGTATTCTGGAATAGTTGGGCGCACTGCAGCTATTGCATAAGCTATATATGCATAAAAAGCTTCTTCTGCTAGCTTAGGTATTTTTGTGTCTTCTGTGTATGCAAGGCCATCTGATATATATTCAAGAATAATAACTTTATCAACTAAATCACTTGAAAAAGAAAATTTGCCTTCGCGTTCATTAATTGTAAACCAGCCATTAATTTGTGTAGACTCTGGCGTTAAGCCATATCGGCCTCCGTATGTAGTTTTATAATTGGGAGCTATATAAGTATTGGCATCTTCAAAATAAGGGTCATAAATGCCTGTTATTTTCTTTGTATCAGCTGCTGCCCAGCGCTCTTCCGTAATAGATGATCCTTCAATATTTTCACCATTAACATCTTGTGTAGGTATGCCATCACCGTCTTGTACAGGTATTTCGGTTGGATTGCTAGTAAGTCTTGTAGATTGAATAACATGTTTAACGCCTAAACTATCCACCCACGAAAGTTTTACATAGTTTACATAATCCTGCGGTATGGCTAATGTTAAGTTATTAGGTATAGTTAATTCTTGTGACTTGATGCTTTTTAGTGTATCGTAACTAAATTCTTGCATCGCTCGTTTTGCATGAAATACTACATCTGTTCTTTTAACAGAAGGAAATATTTTATCATCACCTACATAACTAATTAAAAAGTTATTAATAACATCATTCATCGATGTATATTTGTAGCTGCCGTAATCATTCCCGTCGTAATACTGTTCGTTAGTTTGGGTTATCAATCCCCCGTTCGGTATAGCCATCTATTAACTTTTTTCGTTTACTTGTTCTTGTTGTATTTGCTGTGCCGCTAATTGCACAACTTGCGGGTCTCTAATAACAACACCTGCATATAATAATATTTTTGTTACAAGTGAGGTTTGTTCTGTAGAATCTAATTCAAAATTTACGCTTGTATTATAATTATACACATATGCCTGCGTAGTGACATTTACAGTAAAATCCCATTTAGGTGATATAGGCTTACGTATGTAACTTGCTGTAACATTGCTATTTATAGACGTTGGCCTTATATATATTTTATCACTTTCATAAAGATATACTGGAAAAGATGTGGTAGGCGTGGTAAGCGGTGATTTTGTAATTCTTAAAAAATCCGGGCGCGTTAACTCTTCCGCTTCAACTTCGTCATTATATATGACAGTGCCTAGTTTATAAAAATTATTTTCGAATACATTTATTTGTAAAGTTTGGCCAGAAGTTGGTATTGCTGTTAGCTGAATACTTGTGCCATCTGTAGCTATAATATAATCAGTAATATTAATTAATGCACTACCATCTAAAAATACGTTTACTGTACCGTCTTTAACATCCTGAGGGGATATTGTTAAGGTATAAACCGATGCGGTTGTTGTTGTTATAGTTTGATTAGCACTTGGAACAAAATCCTGTGGAGGGCGGAAAAATTGTGAAGATGGCCCTCCTCCTGAAAGAAACAATAAATTTCTTGGAGTTTCTTTAAAATACTCTAGCTTGTGCTCAATAGTTTTTACTCTATTAGCATATTCGCTATCGTTTTCAACTGTACGTAGTTGTTGATTTAATTCTTCAAAATATGAATTAAATATTTCAAGCTGCACTTGCCCACCTATTTTATTAAATTCTTCAGGGGTTAAATAGCCGCGCTGCTCTTTGTTCATTATCAACAAGACAGTTCTGTATACTGTATCTACGTTTATTGCCATTAGTTTTAATATTTTAATAAAGGGCGAAAGCATAACCTCCGCCCTAAATTAATATTACACGTTATGCAAACTTTTTCTCGATTGACTTATAAACTTCTACGCCTTCATCTGTCTGCAGGTATGCGGCAAATGCTGAGTATGGGTTTTCGTCAAATGGAACGGTCATAAGTTTTTTACCGTTGCTTGCCCAGCTAAATATACGCTGGTCTTGTGATAAGCTAATAATGTTTGCTTCTTTTGCTTTAATTGCAAAGTTTCTAAGCTGTACATTTTCATCATTAGCGAGCTCTATAAACAATGCCGGATTTCTTTTAGCAAATAAAAGCAAATCTCTTTTAAGTTCTTTAGAACTCATTCCGGAAACACTACTACCAATTTCAACACGCACAATGGCTTCTGCCATATCAATGTCCAATGATGTTGCTAGTGTAAGCGCCTCCAATTCTAATTCAATAAATTCAACCTGGTCAACAGCATCAGCAATATCGTCTTGCTCTGTATATATTCTGTTTAACGCTGGATGATAAATTGATAATAGCTTTTGTAATGCTTGGTGTTGTTTAGGAACAAATAAATGCCCATCTTTAAACATAATATGCCCAAGTGTTACTTCACCTTTTTGTTCATCTTTTAAAGGTGAATTTTGATTTGTAGCGTATCTAAGTTCTCTTTGTTCGTTTTTTTCTGGATCAAACCAAAGTAAATTACGCTTGCTGCTGTGTCTTGATGGGATTGTAAATGTTAAAGGTTGTTTACCTATTAAATAATAATGTCTATCTTTAATTTCCCATTGTGGTTTTTTAGGCTCTTCTTTTTTAGCCTTAGTCTTTTTTTGAGGTGCAACCTCAATTACTTCTTCTGCTTGACTTTCTTTTGCCATGATATAATAAAATAAAATAATTAATAAAAGTAATAATTACCCCCGTCAGTACAACGAGGGTAATTATTAAAAAGTGATTATACTGATTTCAACAATACAAAGTTGTTGGCTCCTTGAACACACAGACATCTTTCAGATAAGAAGTGTACGTTCATTTCGTCAACGTCGCTTGTATATGCTCCACCAACTGAACCAGTAATCCAAGTTTTCAAACGACGATCATCAGCTTCAGAAGCACGGTAACGTACGTGAAGGAATGGACGACGAATGTTAGTACCAAGAATTTGGTCATATACAGTTGATGTACCAGCAGGAACAAGTACTCCATCGATAGCATCTTGTTCGCTAGCGCCAAAGCTTGAATCAGCGCCACGAGTAGAAGCATCGTTTAAGTATTTCCAGTCAGTTTTGTAAAAATCATAAGAACCTCTACGGAATCCTGTAAATCCAAGATTCAATGCCATTTCTTGTGAGTTTTCAAATACACCATATGCAGAACCTGAACCAGTGCTTCCACCGTCAAGACCAGCTAGCATATCATCAAACGCAAGGTTTGTAGCTCTATCTAAGAAAAGCATGTTTTCTTCAATAGCACCTTGGCCGTCTAAGTTTTTAAGAATTGTATCAAATGAATCAAGGTCAGCTGGGAAAGCTCCATATACGTTACCACGTGCAGTGATAGCCGCAAATAAACCTTCAGTACCTTTAGCTCCTTCTGCACCAGCAGAAATACCTGTAGTTTGAGTAGCTAGTTCTGATTCTACCATAGCCATTTCAAGATAATCTTGGTAGCGTAGACGAGTTTCAGATTCAGCTTTTAAATACCATAGGTAACCAGAAGTTCCATCTTCAGTAGCAACTTCTACCCAACCAATCTGAGCAGTGTCAGATCCGTTAATTCCGTATTTATCTTTAATGATAATAGGCGAGTTAGAAAATTGTGTAAAAGAAGGCTCAACAGAACCAGACATTCCAGCAGTTCCTTTTGCAAATTCAGAACCATATACAAATACTTTAAGCGTTGCAGCTGCAGTAGTTGCGTCCCAAGCAGTTGCTCCAAAAGGGTGCGCTTCTACAGTTGTTGCTGTAGGCGTTCCTTTTACAATTGCTTTATACTCAGTTCCAGTTGCTGGATCTAAAATAACGATTAAAGCATTTTCACGAATTGCGTGCGGCTTGCCGGCTGCTACAGACGCGTCGCTATCTTGGATAGTAAGAGTTGCATCAGCTGTTCCAGTAAGGGTACATGCATCATAAGAAATGTGTAAACGGTTTTGTTCAGACCATACGACTTGGTCAGATGTCATAGGCATTTCCGCACCTACCATATTTAAAAAGCCAGAAAGCGTACGGTTTCCGTAGCGCTCTACTTCAGCTTCATAAATCTCAGGAAGGTATTGCTGAGAAAAGTCGTTGCCTGCACCGCTAGTAAAATCAATATAGTTTCCACTAGTGGCTTGTTTTTGTAATGTTGGGTTAATGTCCCCAAACAATGGTGATAGTGCCATTTGTTTTAATTTTTAAGTTTTCGTTTTATTTTTAGTTTTGTAGAATCAGCACCAGTAATAGCCCTAACTTTTAAACCATTTATAAATACATCGCCGCTTTGCGTTTGCCTCGGTTCATTGCTAATGTTTTTAGATTTAGCATTTAAATCACGAATTGCGTCCGCTTTACCTTGCTCGTAAAAATGATTTATTACTCTGTCAGGATTATTAGCTACATATAAAGCCTTGTGATACCCAGTTAAATCTGACACTTCACCTTGTTCATTCAAGAACTTCTTGACAAAGTTACTAATATCTGATTGGGTTTCTGCAACAGAAGAATTATCTTTAAGCCCGTATCTAAATTTCTTTTCACCTAATTTGAAATCAAAACCTTTGAATTCTTGGTTAAATAAGCTTTTAGTACGATTTTGAAAATCTTCTGTACGCTGCTGTATAATTTGCTGCTCCTCATTATATCGATTGAAAAAGTCAACTGCTTTTTGTTGCTCTTGGGTTACGCCCGGTCTCAACTTGATCTCGTCATAATATTTCCCCTTAAGCTCATCTAAAAAGCCTTTGGCTTTTGCAACTTCTTCTTTAAACGCAATTTTTTTCTTGCGAATATCTTTTTCATCATCTATATCTTCGTCCCATGTAAAGTCTTCTAAAAGAAGCCCCACATCTTCCGCATCCAGATGAGGTTTGCTTTGGCGATAGTATTCACGCAAAAGCGTATTATTGTCAACATTAGAATAGTCAGCGTTTAATCTAACATAATCTTCTAATGTACCACCTGTTTCATTCATAAAGTTTACAACTTTTTCAATGTTTTCAGGCAAATTAATATTTTGTTCAACAGATTGTTGTACAGCTTCATTAACTTGCTCTTGCAAAGTTTCAGTTTGCTCTTGTACTTCTTCCTCTGTTATTTCTTGTATTACCGGTTGATCTTCTACCGTTTCTTCGGTGGTCCGTACTTCTTCAACCACTTCTTCGCTACTTGGCGCGTTTGTGGGTTCTTCGATAGCAACATTGCTCTCATCTGTTGTATTGACTTGAACGGCATCTTCTTCTTTTTTAGCAAGATCTACCTTAATGGTATCACTTGTTTCTGGTTGTTCTTCCGGTTTTTTTGACAAATCTACCTTAATTGTTTCTGGTATTTTTGTCAATTGTTTCATTTTGCGAGGTTTTACTTTAAATTCCCCTTCTGTTTTTACTGCTTCCGCCATGATAAAATAATATATAATTAATAAAAAATATTACTTAGGATCAAATTGCCCTAAGTCAAAGCCACCTAACACGTCAAACCCTGCGGATTCAAATTTCTTAGGTGCTGTATCGTTTTTTCTTTGATCAATCAATTCAGATGATTGACTTGCTTGTATTTTAGTTCGTTCGTCTTTACGATCTTCTTTATATGCGTCTTTTGCTTTTATAACTTCGGCCTGAGCCTCTGCTAATTGTTTATTAAAATTAAATTCTAATTCCATTAAGCGCATTTTAATTTCAGCTTCACGCTCAAGTTTGCCAATTTCAAATTGAGATTTACCTTGTTCAAGCTGTAATTTGCTTTCGGTAAGCGCTTGTTGCTTTTGCATTTCTGCAGTTGCCGCCGCTTCAGACGCTTGTGCGTTTGCCTGCGCCTGTGCTTGAATATTTGCCTGCTGCGCCTGCTGATCAGCTTCTTGTTTCTTTTGCCGCTTAATACGTAAATATTTATTAGCTAGATTAATATTATTAATATTACGTATTTCTATAGCATCGTCCAAATATATAGAGCCAGATTGCAAAGCTGCCTGTATATTCATTTCTAAACTTTGCTTTTCTTCTGCATCAGGTTCTAGCTGTAAATAAATACCAAAATCATGCATATGTAAATTTGATATTTCTTCAAGTGTATTTACATTAAATTCGTTAATACTTTGTATCAAGCTTTCTTCCGTAAGCGCAAACTCAAATATATCTTTTGCTTTTAGTGAAATATTTTCACATAAACGAAGCGTAATATATGAAGCCGCTTGCAATATATGCCTTGTTGCGGTATTACTATTTGCGGCTGCAAGTTTTTGCAATCCTACTAGAGCATACTTATCTGGTTGACTTCCGTCGCGTGCTTCATTTAACCCGGTTACATCCCGTATCATTTGTAAATAATATTGATACGTACTAATAAGTGATGCAATTTTACCTTGGCCAGACGATGTTTGCAATTCTTGAATTGGCACCTTGCCAGGGTTCATATCGCCTTCTTGCGTAAATGATCGCCCTACAATACTACCGGTTTGGAAATACATATTTAACGCTTCCGCCGGATTGTAGTTTGTGCCATTACCCAAATCAACTTCTGCCAACCCATCAACATCCACATATACACCATCCGGTACTATGCGCGACATAACTTGCTGCAGCTTTAAATGCGTAAGTTGGATCATATCAGCAAAACCTGTAATTCTGCTAACAATTGATTCAATACTTCCTTTGTACATTCTAGGCGCAACTAAAGTATAATTCATTTCAACTTTAGGCGAATTAGAATTAGGGCGAGTCATATTTTCAGCAAGCTTCCATGAAAGCATTTTTTCATGACCCAATATTTTAGCACCTGTGTACAAAACTTCAATAGTTCTTTCAACTCTATCAAAGTTATCATTTTCGGGTGGGTTAAATGTATCGGGTTTTTCTAATGCTTTTTCTAAACCAAACTCTGTTTTCTTTATTTTAAATACTTGCTTTTCGTATGTTTTGTATTCAAAATATAAAACACTAATAGTGTTGTTATCATTTTGTCCAAAGTAATTCCTTGTATAATCACTATTGCCTGGATATTTTTGTATTTCAGACAAATCAGCATCTGTTAAATATGGAAATTGTTTTGCAATTTCGGACAACGATATTTGCTTAACTTCACCTACGTAATAAAGATCGTCAAAGTTAGGATCTTCTGTATACGAATAAACAAGATTAGCAGGGTCTACATATTTAGTTCGCAAGCCACTTGATCTATTATATTCTGTTTTAGCAGCTCCTATGCCTAATACAACTAAATCATAAATAAAACGTTTACGAATTTCATCGTATTTATTTTTGTCTAAGGTATTATTTATAAGTTCTTCTAACGCTATTTCAACAGATTCCTTATAGTTGAGCTGCATATATACCTCAAACTCTTCTTTGTCTTTAGGCAGCTCTTCTGGATTTGCTACAGAAAAAAAGTTCATTCCTGTTTCCTGTGAAAGCTGCTCCAGGTTTTCCCTGTTAAACATATCAGATAAAACTGTTTCAGCATATCTTGTTTTCTTATCTCTTGCTATTGGATCTTGTGCGTATGCTTTTATTTCATAATTACGTTGCGACATGCCATTTACCACAATGTCAACAAACTTAGGAATAACAGGTACCGGCTTCCAATCTAAATTTAAATAAGATAAATCACCGTTAATAGATAATTCATCTTTATACTTTTGTACGGATTGCTCACCGCGTGCATAGAGTCTTCTTTTATGAAACTCTTGATAGTTCATTGTAAAGCGGTCACCCCCACGGTTATTTCTAAACCACTCGTTTTCGATAGCTCTTGCTACCTGCAAACCGTAATCTAATGTCTGCTTTTCCTCATTAGGTACCACCTGATCGGGAAACGAGCTAGTATAATTAGTATTAACCATCTATTCTATTATTTTTGAAATAAA